AGTTTAATAGTGAAGGCAACACCCGTAACCGTGTTCTTTTGCTCTTCCATGAATGGTTCGAATACAACCTCATTCACGAGCTGCACATCAAACCCGAATAACTCCAGTCCGTTCTTTACTTCGGCAATAAGGTCTTGGCCTAATCGCACACAATCGCTAATAACCTCACGCTGATACTCGGCCTTGTATTCTTTGTCACGGGGTATATCCGCAAACATGATGTGAAAACCAAACTGCATGCCCCCGCTGATAGGCTCAATAGTATCGGGCGTAACGTGCATGAAAGGATATTGATCGTCCTGTAGTTGGTCGGCCATATCAATTTGCCCGTGCGTAAATCGCTTAATCAAAAAGTGCCCGGCTGCAAATGCTTCCAGGCGATTGATTAGGACGTTGTAACTATAGTTGTAACTATTCATTAGTGATGTCTTTTTCTCATTTCTACTTTTTGCGTGTATACATAGTCGGCTAAGTATGTAAGGTGTGTGAATACCTCATATACACCACGCTCTGTTACCGCGTCAAACTTTGTTATATCTCGCTCCGCTAGTGATTCAATGATATGAAACCACCCGTATGCGGCTAAGCCGTCTGGGGTTGTTCCTGCGTCATCTCCCTCACTATCTCCGTTATCTCCTTGGCCAAATATTCTAGGGAACTGTTGTATAGTTCTATTTCTAAACTCGAAAAAAAAAGCAGCACATTTAGTACATGGTCAAGTGTTAGCTGCAATACTTCATCTTCGTACTTACGTTTGGCGTTGGGGTTGTATGCTTCTACATCGTAGTACTTTCCAAACTTAGCCTTAATAGGGCGGTATAGTATGCACATCATCTTGTGTGCTGCTACTCCGTTTATCTTGCCGTCTTTGTAGATACCAGTGCAATGCGTATCAAGGTCAATGTATTCACCAAAGGTTAGTTCATTCAGGTTAGGAATAAACCCTAACTCGATTGCACCGACACGCACCTTACGTTCAAAGTCATTGCTACCTAATTTTATTGCAGCTTCAAAGCGCATGATAATTTCATCAATGACGTGTGATTGCATCAGGCGTATGTTATCCATACTCTTTCCGGTTATCACTCGCACGCGCTCCATCTTATCAACTGCGTTTTGGTAGTCGATATACTTGGCAAGTGTTACTGCCTTTGCGTTAGCTGCTATGCTGAACTTAACTTTCATGCTCCGTTGTATTGTAGTTTTTGTTTCTTTTTTGTGTCAATTTTATCACAAATCGGAATGCACCTGTATGATTACGGGTGCTTTCTCATCACCGCTGTGTGTGATACGTGCCTGTTTGGGTTTGAAGTATTCGAGTAGCGCTGTGTAGTGTTTGATGTATTCCTCATCCTCCATATCATTCATGATGCGCATACACTTAGCCGCGCCTTCTTGCACGAACCATTCGCCTAACTCATTCCACATCTTAGTCTTTTCACTAACCGCTCCCTTTGGTTTCAAGCCACCGTGACCCGGTAACAAGTGGCCCTTTTCGTTTCGTGATTTTTCCATATGATTCGATAAGATATTGTTATTTGCCTTCGTTCACTTTTCCTAGCTGTCTTCTAAACTCGTTTATTAGATCGCGGATGCACGTGCCACATGCGCTCGGTTTCTCATGCTTCTTGGTTATCTTGCTAAACCAATAGTAAAGCATCTGCAAATCGTCCTGTTCTATCTTGTTACTCTTGGTTATACGTGCTATAAAGACATCCAGTGCGGCTATCTCTTCAGGTTTCATATCAATGGCAAACCATTTATGCGCTGGGCATGACGTAAATCTAAACTTTGTCTTTACATCCATGAAGCAACCGCACAGCTTTATGTTTTCTTTGTAGTACGTTACCTCGTTTTCTTCGGGCATGACTGTACCACCAATTAAAGGTGTGCCGCAAGTACCGAAAGCACCTTGGTAGAACTTACATTTTTTGCATATCGATAGCCTCTCTCTCTGAATGTGCAATGGCGCGTTGAAGTTTAACATATTCTCGTATTTTTTTAAGTGCCCTATGTATGGATGTGCGCAGGTATGGGTAGGGTATGCCCGTTGTTACGCTTAGTTCCTTGTAATCGAAATCAGGTTTGCTGTATAGACGTAGCAGAATAGCATCAAACTCATGCATGCGCCCGATTGCGCTGTATAAATATTCCCCATCTATAAACGCACCTATCCATGTTTCATCTTGTTTCGTGTCGGCAACCTCTCTATCTACGTGCATCTCGTAGTATTTGCGATACTTCATGGCGTAATCACTGCGAGCACTGTGCCATGATAGCCAAATAGCCCTGTTGATGTATGCTTCTACCTTGCCCCTGCATACGATGTCTTTTATGTCCTGCTCTGGTCTATCCATTAACCGGGCAAGCACCTCATGCAGTAGATCACTTCCCTTTGTTTTGTCGTGAGCAAGCCTTGTAGCCTTATCGAGCCATGCATCGTAATGCTTTGATATGTTGACACTTATACAGCTATCCAAAAATATTTACGAAATAATTTGCATACTGAAAATTCTTTTCTCATTTGAACTAGAAAGCGCAGTAGTACCTGCCACACTTAAAATCGAAGTTAGTTACAATGCATCTTTTGAAGATGCCACCTATGACAGCGACAGCATCTTTGTTTGCGGTGATGAAAGCTATGAGGTATATCTTGAAAATATCAACATCACTGCAAGCATTGACGCTAGCAATTTTTCAGGTCAATTGCATGATGAAATTCAAAAGCAATTAGACCGCGAAATACCAAATCATTTTTTCAATCTTTAATAAATCAATACAATGACACAAACAATTGAGGTTAACACCTACCATCCAGTAGTAAACGGAACTACTGAAATCACACTACCTTACTACTACACCTGTGGTAGCTTCGGGCATGTCTACTGCTGTATGTCTGCAGACATGGTGCTTACTACTGTAATGAGTTACTCTACCAACAAGCAAATCGAAGTACGCAAGTACGACGATATTTCACAGGTCAAGTCACGTTTAGAAATTGATATGCGCGACAAGCTATACAAATCAATTGATGACGCTGTGTTCATGCACATGTTTAGCGAGGCTCACCGCGAAGTGTTCTACGCTGTTAATCCTGAACTCAAACCAAAGCTATGAGAAAGCACAATAAGTTAAATGGGTTGATCGCGAAGACAGTGGGCAGTAATGCTGCCCTACTTCGCGCGATGCGCAAGAGCAGCACCCCCATATCAGACCGCACGCTGTACAACTGGTTGTATGATGCTAAGACTATCAAGCTGCAGCAACTCATTAACCTGTCAAAGGCTATGGACGTGCCGGTATGCGAACTCATTAAATCAATAACAATCAAAAACGAAGGCGATGAATAACTTAAAAAGGGTACTAATCAAACCACATGCAAAGAAGCTACGTAAGGACAACATCCCAAGCCGTAGTGACATCCTGTATATTGTAAAGAACTTTGATAAACTTAGCTTTGAAAAGATACGCAAGGATTTAAACGTAAGCAATGCCAAACTCATTCAATGGTGTAAGTTCATCTTTACCACTGATAAGAAAGAGGCCAAGTGGAATGAGATGAATAAGAAGCTTGACGAGTTAGAGTTCTACGAAGAGTTCACCGATTCCATGCAGAGTGAGTACGATGTTCACGACATACGCAGGATTAATGGCAAGAACATGTACATAGTCAAAAAGAAGATAGTTAACGAGAACCGAATGTGCTACCTGATTACTATCAATAATGAGAACAGCATGATAGTACGCTTTGATATACCAGTAGAGCGTACATCGGTTAGCTATTGTCCCGTGTCACTTGGCTGTGATTACGATGTTCACTCGTTGGGCCACTGGGAATACCAACAACTTGAAAAGGATTTGCCCGTGATCCATTTAGAAGCGGACGAGGAATACATCGGTAAGTTTTGGTTAGCCGTATCTAATACCATTAATGCATGAAGCATGAAGAAAGTAAAATACAGCAACGATGTGTTGAGTGGTTTAGGTATTCCTTCCCGCGCACATTGATTGCTTCATTCCCTAACGGGGTGTTCATTGGTGGCACTCCAGTGCAACGGGCCAAACGTTGGAACATATTAAAGGCTGAAGGGGCGATGCCCGGTATGCCGGATTTAATGATATGCTTGCCATCGGGTTCATACCACGCGCTGTTCATCGAGATGAAAACTGAAAAGGGTAAACTTTCTGAAACACAAAAAATCGTTCACGCACAACTTATTAATGCAGGATATGCAGTCAAGGTGTGCAGGTCATTTGAGGAATTCACAATAACAATTAAAAAGTATTTAGAGCAATGAGCAATACGAAAAATAAATACATGATGGTGCTTCAGTACATCTGCGGACAACCAACTTTTCATTCAAAGAACACCATGCGTCAGTTCAAGGTAAGCAACAACTTCCTTACGGCAGGTAAAGAGATTGGCTTATTCAAACAAGTTGGTAAAAGCGAATACAAATGGAACCTATCAAGACCACCTTTAATCAGTGATGTGCATGATATTCAAGTACGGGTTCGGTCTTATACGCAGACGCATCGTTTAAAATCCAAGCCAACACCACAACTAACCATCAAACCTATCCGCAAAGCACCGTTGCCAACAGCCATGCCCATAGTACGTGAAGCTGAATGCGACACAAGTAACAGCAAGATGTTCGTCATACTGGCTGTTGGTGCTATCGTAGGTTTTATGATCGCCACAATTATTTGGAAGTAACTATAGTTTGACTATATTTGCAACGCTAGTTCGTATGAAAACATTTTTAAATCCCATCTTCACTGCATTGCCATAAGCCATTCGGCTACGGACTAGCCTTTGCATGTGGAGGTGGGTATTTAGTTTATGTATCGTGATTCAAGTAGATCAATAGTGGAAACTAATCCGCCACGTTTTCGTGACATGCGTTCAAAATGTTTTGTTCAATTTTCAAGAATCAATGGCTTTATTTTCATGTCAGCATATCGTGATTCAGATGGTGAAGGCGTGTATATTTCGATGACTGATTATGAAGTTAACCGCATGATTGAACATCTTCAAAAATTACTCAATGAAAAATAATGGCTATTCATATTCGCGGGCATGGTTTGACTATGCCTTTGAACACCCGGAGCAGGTTACAGCTTCTCATGGTATCTTGTACCTATGGCTCGTTGAAATCAACAACAGATTAGGGTGGGTAGATGTATTTCAAATCACAGCCAGTGAGTGCATGCAGGGTATGGGATGCAAAAGCTACAACACATACAAGAAGTGTTTTGACCAACTGATTGAATGGGGGTTTGTTAAGGTGGTAAAGAAGGCAGTCAATCAACATCAATGCAACATAGTTGCCCTATCAAAATTTGACAAAGCAAGTAACAAAGCACTTGACAAAGCATTGATGAAGCACTTGACAAAGCAAAGTGAAAGCACAGTACAAAGCAATGTTGAAAGCAACTGCGACATTCATAAACAAGTAAACAATAAACCACAAACCATAAACAATAAACGTAGTGCATTCGCACCACCAAACGAAAATGATGTTTACAATTTTATGGGTGAATATTCAGTACAAAAGCACATGCAGTGGACTGATGAAAAGATAAACACCGAGGCCGCGAAATTTTTTAATTACTACGAAGCCAATGGATGGAAGCAGGGACGCAATCCAATGAAAGATTGGAAAGCATCCGCTCGCAACTGGATGGTAAATAACTCTAAATTCGACAACTCAAATAATTCCAAAAACATAATTCAAGATGAAAGAGCAAAACGCATTAGCGAACTTGAAGAGTTCCGCAAGCAATACCGAAGTGCAATTGCACGAGATTTTGGCACTGAAAACATCACCAACCCTAGCTGAAATTCGCAAGAATAAAAATCAGCAAGCAACGGTGAACATCATGGTAGCAATGATGGATATGTGTCAGCAATACTTCAACCTTCAGCAACCAATGAACGCACAACAACTTGCACTTACTGCCGAGTTGATGCTTGAAGATTACTACTACCTGCGAGTAGATGAACTGCAAGTTTGTTTCCGCATGGCGATGAAGGGTGAGTTTGGCCCGGTATACAATCGAATAGATGGGCAGGTATTCTTTGAATGGATACGTAAGTTCATGACCAAAAGACAAGCGATCAGTGAGCGCATTAATTTGGAAAAGCAAAGCAACAACAACATCTACGAAATGTTCCAACACCCGCAGGTTGTAGATGCTATTCAACAGGCAGCGGACAAGTTGAAGATAGAAGAAGCACCGGCACGCGAAGTGAAAAGGGACAACCCGCCGCAGATTGAGATTGCCTTGATGCGTGAGTACGATGCGCTGCCGCAATGGGATAATAACATTTTCTTTCGGATGTACAAGAACAAGCCTTACCAGTTCACGGAATACAGGCAGGAACGTTACAAGGAACTAATCGAGAATCAAAATGAATATTGATATAGAAATCGGAAGTAAGATAAGAGATGTAGAAGACGGTGATTGTTACTATGAAGGCGTAGTAGTAGAGTTGATTCCAATCAAATACAAGATAACCAACATTGTGTGGGGTGGTGAAGTAGATACATCTATGAACGGGAAAGTAATACAACCGAAGTGGTGGCAACTTGAACTAATCCAAAACGAATACTAATGAAGTACGATCAACAGAAAGAAGTCGAGCTTCTACGCAAGTTGTTTGTGTTAACAGCTAAGCGCAGCATGCGCCCATCAATGACCGATAACATGGCAATGCGTCTTATCTTTGAGGAGTTACATTTGCTCACGGACAAAGATGAATATAAGCTATGACAATAGGTGAATTGTGGGATAAGCTTGCGCAGTACCCGGACGATGTAGAAGTGTACATTGGTTTCATCAATGGGCACGCAATCGACCACGAACCTTTTGAAGTAATTGAAACAACCGACTTCAATGGCAAGACCACAATCAGTTTAATGATTGACGATATAGCAATAATCAACAATTAATACAATGAGTAACTATCAAATGCAAGAGGGTCAGTTCACCCTATTCAAGAACAACAACGTGGCTAACAACGGGCCACAGTACACAGGTGAAATCATGGTAAATGGTAAGAAGATGCGCCTCGCCGCTTGGGTTAAAGAAGGCAAGAGTGGCAAGTTCTTTTCGGGCAAGATGTCTGAGCCTATGCAACAACGCCCACAAGAAGACGATTCACAAGGCACAGGTGATTTGCCGTTCTAATGATTGTGCATAAATACTTTTATGTTTTGGGTGCGCATCCAAAAATATAAAGTATATTTGATGCATGATAACATTAGAACAAATCAATTCACCAATTCAAAGCAATGCAGGTGAATTTTGGAAGTACGTTCCGAATACGAATCAAAGATATTTGATAAGCAATCAGGGTCGTTTACTTACCACTAAACACAAGAACAGCAACAGGCATGCGATAATGCTACCAGCTAAAAATCACAAAGGCTATTTGGCTACTGTCATTTTAATTGATGGCAAACTCAAGTCAGTTACATTGCATCGCCTTGTTGCTTCTGCATGGATTGAAAATCCACAAAAAAAAACTCAAGTCAATCACATCAACTTTGTTCGTGACGATAACCGAGTAGAAAACTTGGAATGGGTTACACCTGCTGAAAATACAAAGTACAGCTATGATGCAGGTAGAATTCAAAAACCAATATGCACCAACTTTGTAAAAGGTAGCAAGAACGGAACAGCCAAATTGAACGAGCAAAAAGTAAAAGAGATTCGGGAAAAGTTTAAGCCATATCAATATACCCGGAAGATGTTAGCCTTGGAATATGGTGTAGCAGAATCAACCATTAAGGATGTAATACTCCGTAGATGGAAACACGTTGAATAATGTACGAAGCACGATTCAATAGTAAACAAGAGCAAGCCTTACGACACCTTTCTACATCAAGCAATGTAGAACAGGTGCTGTATGGAGGTGGTGTATACGGTGGTAAAACATGGCTTGGATGTTATTGGCAAATCGTGCGTAGGTTAAAGCATCCACACACAAGAGGTTTAATAGGTCGTGCCGCTTTTGGGAGATATGTACGCAAATGGGATTGAAAGCAGGTGAACACTATACCTACAATGGGCAACTAAATATGATTCGTTGGTTTAATGGTAGTGAAACAATCCTGATGGACATGGCAGCTACACCCAGCGACCCCGACTTTCACCGATTTGGATCACTTGAAATTACTGATTACTTCTTAGACGAGGTTGCGGAAATGACAAAGAAGGCAGTAGATATTATTGATACACGTGTGCGTTATAATTTAGTTGGTGGAATACCAAAAGGATTGATGAGTTGTAACCCTTCAAAAGGTTGGTTGTACAATGACATTTGGTATCCATGGAAAAAGGATTTATTGCCACCACACAAAGCATTTGTTGAGGCGTTGCTGAAGGATAACACAATAAGTCCTGATGCAGTCTATGAAGCAAAGATGATGCGACTACCTGAAGCAGACCGTAAGCGATTGCTTGAAGGCGATTGGGACTATGACGAAAGTGTGGACTGGATATATCAGTATGATGATTTATTGCGCTGCTTCCGGGAGGAGGATGCGAAAGGTGATAAGTACATAAGTGCCGACATTGCGCGACTTGGAAAAGACCGTAGTGTCATTTGCGTTTGGCATGGATTGCAGTTAATAGAAATTCACGAGCTGCGAAAGCAACCAATCACAACAGTTGTATCTACCATTCGCCAGTTATGCGATAGGCATAGCATCAAACTTAGCAATGTGATCTGTGATGAAGATGGGGTTGGCGGGGGAGCGGTCGATGCGCTCCGTTGCAGGGGCTTCCTTAATGGTGGCCGCGCCAAGCAATCCGATAAGTTTACCAACCAAAAAGCGGAATGCTATTTTAAGCTCGCAGAATTAATCGAACAGAACAAAGTTATTTTCAAAGTCAATCAGTTCCGGGATGTTATCGTGCAAGAACTGGATATGATACGCAGGCGGCAACCTGAAGCCGATGGCAAACTTGCTGTGATAAGCAAAGAGGAAATAGCCCGCATGCATGGCAAGTCACCTGACTATGCAGATGCCATAATGATGCGCATGTACTTCGAACTATTCCCGAACTACGGTAGCTATTCTTGGGCGTGACCCTCCCAAATTTTAACAATTTTTAACAGGGTGTATGTAACTATTTGCAGTACATTTGGCTATCAATTAAAAACAATACACAATGAAAACAGCATCTACTATCCTTCGCTACGTTATCGCAGCCATCGTAATCTTCGCAATTCTTAACTATTGTCAAGAGTTAAATGATTGCCTTATGCGCTATTAAGTTGTATCTTTAAATCCAAATCAATAACAAAATGAACTCATTTCACAAAGACAATCTTGAAGCATTGCAGAAGTTTCAGCAAATGCTCAACGCATCACCCGACCAAGTCGGCATTGAAAAGACACCTGATGGTAAGGCGGTCACGCTTGTAATATCGCACGTAGAAACCACACTAGACGAAATGTTTTTCGGCCACTGGCGTACTGAGAACTTTAAGTGGGAACGTATGGCTAATGAAGTGGTAGGTTCACTTGACCTTGTTGTGATCCATCCAATAACCGGATACGAGTTGCGCCGCACTGGAGCAGCATCGATTGTTATCATGGTAGATAGAGCACCGCAAAACCTTGACAACATAGAACGCAATAGATGGGCATTAAACGCAGATAACAAAAAGCCTAATGCTTTAGACCTTGCGTTTCCTAAACTCAAAACAGAGTGCCTTAAAAACGCTGCTGTGTCATTTGGCAAGTTGTTAGGCCGTGACTTGAATCGCAAGAACGTGGACATGTACAAACCATTTAAGTTGAAAGGTACACTTAACGCATCGAATAAGGATGTGCAATACTTGCTTGAGTTAATCGAGAAAGCGCAAAGCCTTGACGATTTGGATATCATCTTGCAAGCATGCCCGCAGGAATTCTTTGCACAGATTGAACCGCTAGTAAATGTTAAAAAAGAGCAACTATCGGGATTGATATAATACATTCGCATCAAATAACAAAACATAATGGAACAAACTTTATTTAGAGCATCGCAGCTTGGTAAGCTAATGACCGATGCACGCACTAAGACAGGACTAAGTGAAACCTGCAAGAGCGCATTACTTGAAATCTACATCCAACAAAAGTACGAGCGCTATAAAGAGATTAGCAACAAGTACATCGAGAAAGGTGTAGCAGTTGAGAATGACTCAATCGATATGTGGCGGAGAGAACGCAAGCAAATTGTATTCAAGAATGAGCAGATGTTTACCAATGACTACATCAAGGGTACACCCGATTTGCTTATCAAAGATGGTGGCGTGGTGATGAACGTGCCGGATATTAAATCATCATGGGATATCCATACTTTTATTGATTCAAAGGTGAATGACCTTAGCAAAGACTACTATTGGCAAGGTCAAGCGTACATGTGGCTAACGGGCGCAACTACTGCAACCTTTTGCTTTGTGCTTGTCAACGCACCACTGCAAATGATAGACGATGAAAAGTACCGTCTTGCACGCAGGATGAATCTTATTGATCCACAAGGCAACGAGGAGTTTATTAAGAAGGCGCAGCGCATAGAAAAGAATATGATTTACGATATGCCTACTTTTCTTTCTGAGAATCCACACGCTAATCTTGAAACATATCTTAGCGAATGGATATACGATATACCAGTGCAAGACCGCATCCATGAAAAGGTAGTGGAGTTTGATGCAGATGCTATTGCTAAGCTTCAGGAGCGTGTACCAATGTGGCGTGAATATCTTAATACTTTAGCATTATGACACACGGCTCACTATTTAGTGGTATAGGTGGATTTGATTTAGCTGCACAGTGGATGGGTTGGGAAAACAAATTTCATTGCGAATGGAATGAATTTGGACAGCGTGTGCTGAATTATTATTGGCCTGATGCGGAATTATTTACTGATATAACCAAAAGCGACTTTAAAAAATATGCAAACCAAATTGATGTTCTTACCGGGGGATTCCCATGCCAACCATACAGCAAAGCAGGAAAAAGACGCGGTAAGGAAGATCAACGCCATTTATGGCCCGAAATGCTTAGAGTCATTAGAGAGATTAAACCGCGTTACGTCGTGGGAGAAAACGTTCGCGGCCTTATTACTTGGAATGCAGGGTTGGTATTCGACGAAGTGTGTTCTGATTTGGAAAATCTTAGGTATCAAGTCGCGCCCTTTATTATACCTGCAAGCTCGGTTAATGCGCCGCATCAAAGAGAAAGAATTTGGTTTGTTGCCTACTCCGACTGCGCATCAACAAAACACGAAATTCAAACAGGGTGGAACATGTTTGCAAGCCAAAGCAATAATGGGAATGTTACCAACTCCGACAGCAATGGATGCAACAATTTCGACAGCAAATATGAAAAGCACGCAAGTGAAGCCAGGATCAATGCATTCAATGACTTTAATGCGACTAATGAGCAATGGCAAAACTTCCCAACTCAATCCCCGATTTGTGGCGGAGATGATGGGCTTCCCTCCGAACTGGACGGAATTACCTTTCCAAAATGGCGAACAGAAAGCATAAAAGCATACGGCAATGCAATCGTGCCACAAGTAGTATATCAAATCTTTAAAGCAATAGAAGAATATGAAAGCAAAAGATAAAGCATGGCAACTGTACTCGAATTATTTTGATATAGTCGAAGGTGAATCGCAGCAAGGTCAACTAGCACAGGTGCATTTTAAAGCAATCAACTGCGCGTTGTATTGCGTAGATGAAGCACTGGCTAACGCACCCGATGACATCGTGAATGATTTCGAAGGAACCGGCGAATACTATTCCGTGAAAGCGTATTACATGCACGTTAAAAACGAAATACTTAAACTCAATCAAAGCAAATCTAAATCATGACACAAGAGAAAAAAGAAACAGCAATCCGTAGACTGCACCTTGTACTTAAACGTAAGTTTAAAGGTCAGGCCATACAAATGACATGGGCACAAATGGAAGGATTGTTAGCAGCAGCAGATTTAAAACACAATCAACACGAATTTGATTGCGCTGTGAATGGTATGAAGTACCATGATACGCTATACGAAGTGCAACAGCATCTGCGTAGCCTTGAGAAATACCAAGACCTTACTCAAGAACAATACGACATAGTAGGCAAGATTCGCGAATGGTTGGCAAGTGAGTTACTCGATGCCGGTATCGCAGATAAGTTTTAACTACTGTTGTACTTTGCGATAGCCTTGTTTCCAAAGAAACCTACCCAGTGCTTCACCCTCGGCATCAACTTTCTCCTCGCTCCACTCGGGTTGAATGTGATGAAGATATTCATGGACAAGCACAATCAGGTAGCGCATCGGCGGCAACGTAGGGTCAATTTCAATCACGTTATCACAGTACAAACCATCAGCACGTTCTCTACCCAACTTACGCTGTACGACTTTTGGATGTGGCTTGCCTTTCATTGTGCTATATTTGCGACTTAGTGTAATGGTTCATTGCATTATTGTTTTTGTTATTGATTGATACAAAAGGCTCCTAACGTGG